GAGCTGTGGGGCACGATGAAGGAGTGGCTTAAAACTGCTTCCATTCCGAACGATAGAGCGTTAAAGTCTGATCTGGTTGGGCCTACCATAAAACCCAATTCGTCGGGTACAATTTTCCTAGAAGGTAAAAAGGAAATGAAAGCCCGAGGATTAGCATCACCCGACGCTGCTGACGCATTAGCAGTGACGTTTGCATTTCCTGTCGCGCACAGGCAGTATACTGAGAAGCCTACTAATCGTGCGTATAACGCCAACGGCGTAGCAACATCTTGGATGGGTGCATAAAATGGCTACAAAACCTGGGCTGTACGCAAATATTCATGCTAAACAAGAGCGCATTAAAGCTGGCAGTGGCGAGAAGATGCGTAAGCCCGGAAGCAAAGGTGCGCCTACAGCAAAAGACTTTCGTGACTCGGCAAAGACTGCCAAGAAGCCGATGAAAGGAAAATAATGCCACTTGTTAAATCTACCAGCAAAGAAGCCTTTCGCAAGAACATCAAGGCTGAAGTTGCCGCAGGCAAACCTGTCAAGCAGGCTGTTGCAATTGCTTACAATACCAAACGTGCTGCGGAATCTAAGAGGCCAAGCACGAAACCGATGGCAAAGAAGAAGTAATGGCAACGCTTAAACAAGACCCTACAGGTATTGAAGGCGCGGGTAAGGTATCCGCACGCGGCGGTCCAGACCAAAAAGACCACCGCGATACGCTGCAACTGATGCGCGACAGGTTGCGTCAGGCTATCGGCGCGTACTCGGAGAGTCGTGAGGACGAGCTAGATGACTTGCGCTTTATGGCTGGTTCACCAGACAACCAGTGGCAGTGGCCGCAAGATGTACTGGCGACGCGCGGCTCAGTGCAAGGGCAGACAGTCAACGCCAGACCGTGCCTGACGATTAACAAGCTGCCGCAGCACGTAAGACAAGTAACCAACGAACAGCGCCAGAACCGGCCAAGCGGCAAGGTCATACCTGTTAATGATCAGGCAGACGTAGAAGTAGCCGAGGTGCTCGATGGCATCGTGCGGCACATTGAGTACATGTCAGATGCTGACGTGGCGTATGACACCGCGTGCGAGAACCAAGTAACTTACGGTGAAGGGTACATCCGTATCCTGACTGAGTATTGCTACGAAGATAGTTTTGATCAAGACATCAAGATCGCTCGCGTACGCAATAGTTTTAGCGTCTACATGGACCCGCTGATCCAAGACCCATGCGGCGCGGACGCGGAGTGGTGCTTTATTACCGAGGACATGCTCAAGGAAGACTACCAGCGCATGTACCCTAACGCTGCGCCGCTGTCATCAATCATGGCGCAGGGTATTGGTGATCAAGACATTAGCCAGTGGATCACTGAAGATACGATTCGTATTGCTGAATACTTTTACATCGCGCACAAAACAGAAACGCTGTACCTGTTCCCCGGCAATAAGTCGGTGTTTAAGGGTTCCGTTGAAGACGCCACACTACGTTCGATGGGGCTAGCTCCCATACGCGAGCGCCGCGTAGATCGTAAGAAGATCATGTGGATGAAAACGAACGGTTTTGAAGTGCTTGAGGAACGTGAGTGGGCGGGCAACTGGATACCTGTCGTACGTGTAGTCGGTAACGAGTTCCAAGTTGACGGGCGTATTTTCATATCAGGCATCGTGCGTAACGCTAAAGATGCCCAGCGGATGTATAACTACTGGACAAGCCAAGAAGCTGAAATGCTAGCGCTTGCCCCCAAAGCACCGTTTATTGGCTACGGCGGTCAGTTTGAGGGCTATGAGTACCAGTGGAAGACGGCTAACACGCAAAACTGGCCGTATTTAGAGGTCAATCCAGACGTTACAGACGGCGCAGGATCGATTTTGCCGTTGCCTCAGCGTGCTGCACCACCCTTACCGCAAACCGGCCTCATACAGGCCAAAATGGGGGCGTCTGAAGACATAAAAGCTACCACAGGCCAGTACGATGCGAGTCTGGGCCAAGTGTCAAACGAGCGTTCTGGACGTGCTATTTTAGCTAGACAGAAAGAATCTGACAACGGTACGTATCACTATGTAGATAATTTAGCGCGTGCTGTGCGCTACGTGACGCGTCAACTGGTGGACTTGATACCTAAAATCTACGATACGCAACGTATTGCTAGGATTGTTGGTATTGATGGCGAAACCAACATGGTCAAGATCGACCCAACCCAACAAGAGCCGGTCAAAAAGATCATGGATCAGACGGGCGTGGTGCTTGATAAGATTTACAACCCATCCGTAGGTCGTTACGACGTGGTAGTGACCACAGGCCCAAGCTACATGACCAAGCGTCAAGAGTCGATGGACGCGATGTCTCAGATTTTGCAAGGCAATCCCAACTTGTGGGCGGTTGCAGGCGATTTGTTTGTTAAAAACATGGATTGGCCTGGTGCTCAAGAGATGGCGGCACGTCTTCGCAAGACGATTGACCCGCAACTGCTGGCTGATCAAGACAATGACCCAGCGTTACAAGCAGCTCAAAAGCAAATTGAAGCGATGGGCATGGAAATGCAACAAATGCACGACATGTTGATGAACGTCAATCAGTCGATTGAGGCTAGGGACGTACAAGTACGTGAGTTTGAGGCTAAAATCAAGGCATTTGATGCTGAAACTAAGCGTATTTCAGCGACAATGCCCGGCATGACGATGGAGCAAATTCAAGATATTGTGATGGGTACGATTGCTGCTGCTCATGATGCGGGGGATTTGATACCGCCGCAACAAATGCAAGGCCCAATCATGGAAGAACCTGAAGGTATGGGCCGCGAAGCAGACATTATGGCCCGTCAGGAAGAAGCGCAACAAGCCAGACCTATGCCTAACGTCGTACCGCAGGAGGGTTGAGCATGAAATGTGCTGATTTTGTAGGTATGTTGTTCTTAGCCCGCGATGTTGCTCATTCGGTGCATTTAAACACCCGTAGTTACAGCAAACATAAGGCGCTAGGTAAGTTTTACGATGAAATTGTCGATCTGGCCGACAAATTTGCTGAAGCCTACCAAGGCAAACACGGCTTAATTGGGCCTATTTCATTGATGAGTGCCAGCAAAACCTCTAATATCTTAGCTTTCATGCAAGATCAGGTCGATGAAATAGAAAAAATTCGGTATGAAGTTTGTGATAAGGCAGAGACTCCGCTGCAAAACATTATTGATGAAATTGTTGGGTTGTACTTAAGTACAATCTACAAACTTAAGTTTTTAGCATAAGGAATTAAGATGCAACTTCTTAACCCGATGAATAAAACGGATTACCCAGCGTACACAGCTACCGCAGGGGCTACCGCAGGTAATACGACAGCGTGGGGCGCGGGGCCACAAGGTGTTTTTGTGTGGGCGGATGTCGCTTCTTACGTCGAGGTTGGTGTTGATGCAACAGCTACAACGGCCAGCACCCCAATCCCCGCTAACACACCCATACATTTTGTTGTTCCGCTGAACACTTCAGGTGCTCCTTGGCGTGTTAGCGTGCTTCGTATCGGTTCTACAAGCGGTATAGCGTATTGTAAGCCGATCAACAAAGAATGATCTATTTTAAAAGTTTTTGGGTGGTCGTCTTAAGTTGGAGTGATCATGGCAGACGTTAAAATATCTGCGTTAACGAGTGGTAATCCAGCACAATCTGGCGATGAAATCCCGATTGCTCGTAGCGGCGCAAACTATAAAGTTACAGCAGGAAGTATTGCAGCTCTTGGCGGTGGTGGAGGTACAACAACCAACGCTTTAACGATGAACAATTCGGGTTCCGGTGCAGTTTCTGGAACCACGTTTAATGGTTCTGCCGCACAAACCATCAGCTACAACACGATTGGCGCACCAAGCATCACCGGTACAAACGCAACAGGAACATGGGCTATTGATGTTAGCGGGTCTGCCGGGACCGCTGCGGCGGTGTCTGGTGGTGGCGCTAACCGACTTGTGTACCAGACAGGCTCAAGCACAACATCATTTGTTACTGCACCTACGGTTACTGACACTTTTTTGAAGTGGAATGGTAGTGCTTTTGTTTGGGATGCTGCATCAGGTGCTGGCACTGTAACGTCTATTACTGCTGGATCGGGTTTAAGCGGCGGTACGATTACCACATCAGGCACGATTGCATTAGCAACTGCTTATGGCGATACGGTAAACCCCTACGCAAGCAAAACAGCTAATTACGTTTTAGCTTCCCCTAACGGTTCTTCTGGTGTTCCTACGTTTAGAGCGTTAGTTGCTGCTGATATACCTCAAATTTCACTAGCTACAGGTGTGACAGGTAATTTGCCTGTTACTAATTTGAACTCTGGGACTGGGGCATCGGCTACAACATATTGGCGTGGTGATGGCACATGGGCCACACCCGCTGGGGCTGGCACTGTAACGTCTGTTGCTTTGTCGATGCCTTCAGGGTTTTCGGTTGCCGGAAGCCCTGTAACCAGTTCAGGCACCTTAGCAGTTACTACGACATTAAGTGGTGTTTTAAAAGGCACAGGCTCTGGTTTTACAGCTGCAACAGCAGGTACGGACTACCAAGCACCTATTACGCTCACTACGACAGGTACATCGGGTGCGGCTACTTTTGTAGGTAATACCTTAAACATCCCCCAATACTCAGGTGGTGGCGGGTCAGGTACGGTTACATCGGTAGCACAGACATTTACCGGCGGTATTGTTTCTGTAGCAGGCTCCCCAATTACAACATCGGGAACTTTAGCCTTAACGGTTGCGGGTACGTCAGGCGGTATTCCTTATTTCTCAAGCGGCACAACTTGGGCTAGCTCTAGTGCGTTGACAGCGAACGCTCTTATGATTGGCGGCGGGGCTGGCGCTGCGCCGAGCACAGTAACCACAGGTACAGGTGTTGTCACAGCGCTCGGTGTTAATACCGGTTCTGCCGGTGCTTTTGTTGTTAACGGTGGAGCGTTAGGTACACCATCAAGCGGTACGGTAACTAACCTAACGGGTACAGCTAGCATCAATATTAACGGTACGGTTGGGGCAACTACACCAACCACCGGCGCCTTTACGACCCTTTCTGCTTCATCTACCACTACATTTTCGGGTTTAACAGCAAGCACCGCACTTGCACTTGATGCAAGTAAGAATGTTGTCAGCGTGACAAACACAGGGTCAGGTAACAATGTGTTGGCAACTTCGCCAACCTTGGTTACACCTAATCTTGGCACACCGACAACATTGACGTTGACTAATGCCACAGGTCTTCCGTTATCGACAGGTGTTACAGGCAATCTCCCCGTAACAAACCTTAACTCCGGAACGTCTGCATCTTCAACAACATTTTGGCGTGGTGATGGAACGTGGGCTACACCAACTGCCGCTGCAACGATCCCCGTTAGTGATGAAGGCACGCAAATTACCGCAGCAGTATCATCCTTCAATTTTGTTGGTTCTGGCGTAACCGCTACGGCCGTCGGCAACGATGTAACAGTGACAGTTTCAGGTGGCGGCTCATCCGTAGCGCAAAACTATGCGTGGTTTTTGTCATAAGGATTTATTATGGGAACATTAGTTCTTGATACCACAACCAAGACGATTAAAGTCGCCATGTCTGGGGCGGCGGCAACGTCAAACCCCGAATTTACGGTGGCTTATGCTGATAGCACCTCATCTTCACTAACTGAAGGTGCGTTAGATGGCGCTTTAAACGGCACATCGGATGTTACGGTTGTTTCTGCGCCAGCATCGTCTACAAGACGTGTCATTAAGTGGATAACCATTGAGAATAAAGA